CGGCCGGGTGCCGCTGGTGAATGGCGCGAACCCCAGGTGGCTGTCGAGCGCCGTCATGTTCGCGTTGACGATCGCCACCGAGTACGACTCGGTGGGGTCGGGCAAGACCAGGAGCGCCCGGGCGGTCGCTGTGCTCACGTCACTGCCTCCCGTGGACCTGAAGCCCGTTGTCGCGGGCCACGCGCGCCCGAAGCTGTACCTTCAGGGTAGAGGTACCGTCACCGTTCGGGGCGGCCTCTACCCTGGCCAGCGCGGTCTTGGTAGCCAGGGAACGCTGGTGCGCGCGCCGCGCGGCCGGGAGCTTGCGGGCCAGGTCGGCGCCGGCCAACTCGGCCAGTTCCGGATCCAGGTCGCTGGCCAGGATCACGGCCGCCTGGACGTCCGCGTGGCGCGTCTCGGCCGCGCGCACCTGGGCACCGTTGCCCTTGGGCGCTCGCGCCGCGTGCGCGTCCCGGACGGCCCGCACGCGGTCCAGATGCCGGCGCCGGCCGGCGTCCAGGGTGGGCTCGGCCACGACGGCGGCCACGCCGTCCAGCTCGGGCTCGGGAAAGTCCGGCAGGCTCTCGACCATCACCAGCTCCAGCAGGGTCTCCGGATCGGTGACTGGGAGCCCGTACTCCCCGGCGCGCATGGCCAAGGTCTCGATCGGGAACGCGTGCACGTTTTCCAGTACCGAGCCGTCCTCCTGGTCGATCTCCCGGCGCACCTGAAGCCAGCGGCCGGTCTGGACCACTTCCAGAAACCGGACAGCCATGGGTGCCTCCTCTCAGTTGATAATGATCGTAGAAAGCCAGTCGATCTCAATTGCCAGGGACGTACTAATCTGGACCGTAAATGAAGTAGTGCTATACGCCGTCAGCTTGTGGTTGAAATTTGTGGCTGAGTTGTTTCGGACAGCGTAGAACGGCCTCGGAGCAACCACCATCGTCGGACCGTAGGTCATGGTAAAGCTGGTTCCGGCGACCGTAGCGAACGCACCGGGCATGAACAAGTCGTCCGAGCCCAGACCGGTCACGGTAGAGTCATGAAGCCGCCCCGTGAAGGTGAAATAGTCGTCCTCGGAGATTGTGATCCCGGCCTGGACCGTGGCCCCCGTATCATCCCAGACGGCCAGACGCGCTACCGAAGTGCCCGCAGAAATGAATGTCTGGAGCGCGGCCAACTGGTTGGAGTTGTCCAGCCAGGTACCGGCTATGAACGTACCGCCACCATCCGCGTAAATCCCGGACTTCTGGATATCGGTAGGGAATCCCCCAGCCCGGATGGTGTTGATGTCCGCGTAATAGAGGCCGCCCGACGCTCCGAAATCGGTCTTGAGATACCCGGAACGCCAGTGCCCGGTGGAGTACAGCGTCCCGAAGTAATTATCATTCGCGTCCAGGCTGGAACGAACGAAAATGCCGGACTCGGCACCACCGTAGAAACTCCTGGTGTCGATCAGCGAGAAATCACCATTGTCCGAGCTGTAGAACCTGATCTGGCCCTCGCCACCGGACGGGTTGACCCTGATGCGCCGGCCGGTGGCCGACGTCGTCAGCTCGCCCACGATCGACACATTTCCGGACGTATCGGCCAAGAACGTATTAATTCCGGACGGGTTGTACGTCCAGAACCCGGTGGAGTCGAACCCGGCTCGGGCGCCGCTGGTGGCTGTCTGGAAGGTGCCGGCCTGAATCCAGGTGCTGGTCACAGTCCCGGCCGTGATCTTGCTGGCCGTTAGGTCGCTGATATGCGCCGTGTCGATCAGGACCACGGTCACCGAGGCGGCCGGGCTCGCGGCCGACCGGTTGCCGGTCCGGTCGACGGCCACGACCTTGACCTGGACGGCGTCCACTTGGGGGATCGTGAACGTGCCCACCACCGGGATGCCGGCGCGCATCTGCGCCACCGAGGCCAGGAGCTTGCCCACCCGGGTGGACTCGTCCGGGGCGAACTGGGGGTCACCCGAGACGTGGATCTCCAGGTGGTCCAGGTCGGCGTCCAGGTTGAACGTTCCACCACTGTTCGCGCCCAGCCGGTGGGTGACCTGGATGGCGACCTGAGAGCCGGCCACCTCGGGCGCGGCCGGCTGGGCCGGCGCCAAGTTGTCCAGCGCGGCCGGCACGATCCAGCTCGCGCTGAAGGCGCTGGCGTTCGGTGGCGTCGCACCGTCCACGGCCCGCACCTGGAACTCGTAGCGGACGCCGGGTGTCAGCTCGCTCACCAGGACCGTGTTGGTGCCCCAGCCGATCAGCACCGGGTGCCAGTTGGTGTCCGTGATCGCGGGAATCAGGGGCTGCTGGTGGGTGAGGAGCTGGTCATGGTGCTTGCTGCTCATCTGGAGGTGCGTGGCCGAGTAAGGAGTGATCGTTACCGGCCGGTACCGGGCCTCGTAGTGGTCACCGTCGACCACCGTGGAGCCGTCGGCGTTCAGCGGCGTGTTCCAGGTGAGCTGGATAACAGCCTTGGTGTCGGAGCTGCCGCTCAGCTCGGACAGGTAGGCCGACGTCGCGCTGGCGCTGAAGGTCGGCGTCGCCGGGATCGAACTGTCCGGGATCGGCCGGGAGCCCACCTGCTGGTAGCTGTTCGCCAGAATCTCCCGGCTGAACTGGCCGACCACCACGGTGGTCGCTCCGCCCTCGGGCACGTAGTAGGGGGACAGGTCGGTCCAGACGCCGTTGCCGTCCCGGTAGGCCACCGTCCAGCCGGCCGGCACGGGCCAGGTCATCTCGGTGACCTGCACATACATCGGGTTGATCACCAGGCCCCGGTACACCTGCTCGCGCGCCGGGTCGCTGAAGCCGCTGGCCGGGTCGAAGATCATGATGGTGTCACCCACCACGAACTCGCCCTTGACGTCGTACTGGCTGGTGTCGAGCGTGACGGCGTACCGGGGGCCGCTGAACCGGTTGAGTTGGAGCGTAGCGCGCACGAGCGCGTTGCCCGAGCTGGTCTGGTCCTCGCTGATCAGCCGGACCAGCTTGACCGAGTTGCCCCGAATGTCCTTGTACGGCACCGAGGGGAGTGAAGCCGATCCGGACGCCGTGGCGCCCTCCTCGCCCTCGGCCAGCAGGACCACCCGGGTGGTGTAGTCCGACAGGTCGGACTCCAGCTCCAGGTTGCCGCGCATCCCTACCACGGCCAGGTCACGGCCCTCGGCCTCGTCCTTGGCCACGAGCATCGCCGTTGGTGTCGAGACGTACAGCGCGGACTCGGGGCCGGCATCCACCGAGCCGTTGCCGTTCACGCGCCAGCCCACCGGCACGGTGGAGGAGCTGAAGGTGTCGGTCACGTAGGTCAGCGCGTCGCGCGGACTCTGGTAGATGAACCGCGCGCTGAAGTTGCCCCCGTCGCCGGGCACGGCCGTCAAGGTGCCCACCGACACGCTCAGGACCGGTGCCAGGAGCCCCGTGACGGCCCCGGAAAACGTGGCGGACGCCGTCACCAGGGGTGTCTCGTAGACGTAGCCCTTGCCGTCCTCGTCGCCCAGCCAGAACGCCATCCCGGCGCCCTTCAGGGTGGTCCGTCCGTCGTCGCCACCGGCCTCCCGGCCCCGGTAGACACCGACGTAACGCGCCGCGCTCAGCAGGGCATCTCCGGCCGCCTGGACGTCGCCGGCCGTCATGCGGCCTGGCAGCACGACGACGTGCCCGAACGGGGTCACGGCGTCCAGGACGTCAGCCGGCGTCCCGTCGACCAGCGAGAGCTGCCAGGAACCGAGAGCCTGCCGGACCTCGGTGACGCTCACCGGACCACCACCATGTCCTCCAGGCCCATCGCGGTGAGGTACTGCGCCACCATCGCGCTCGCCGCGTCGCCGGACAACGCGGCCGACCCGCCGACGGCGGCACCCAGCCCGAAGTCCAGCCGGGTGGCCGCGCTCTTGGTGATGCCCCCGACCGTAGTCATGGCCGTGAAGGTTCGGGGCGCGATCACCACGTAGCGGTTCCCGGCCGCGTCGTTCGCGGTCGCTGTGATGTGGCCGCCGCTGGCCGGCGCCGTGCCGGCCTCGTTGGTGGCTCGGTAAACACCGACGGTGGTGGACGCGTCGGTCTGAAGGGTGGCTTCCACGAACCGAGAGCCGCGCCGCAGTGTCAGGTCCAGGATGGCCCGGCCGGCGCCGGACGCCCCGGCTGTGGCCTTGACCAGCCGGACCGTGCCCAGCTCGTAGTCATTCCGGAGCACCGTGACGGCATCCCAGCTCGTGAGGCCCCCGGTGGCCGACCCGGTGACCGAGACGTTCCACTCCACGATGTCCCAGACCGTGCCGTCATAGGCGCCCAGGGTCAGCGTGGAGCTGGCGCCCTGGGTGAGGCGCACGAGGCCGTTCTGAAGCTCCCACTGGCCGGCGTCCGGTAGTCCGGTGCTCACCAGCTTCATCAGGTCGCCGGTAGCGACGGCGGCCGACGCGGCCGGGGTGAAGGTGATGTTCGTGAAGCCGAAACCGCTGGCCTTGGCCGTGATCGTGAAAACCGTGGACTCTTTCAGCCCGGCCAACCCGGCCGTGTACAGCTGGATCCTGCCCCCGATCGGGAACGGCACGGCCTGGGCGTCCAGGCACGTCAGGAGCGTGGTGGTGCCGGCGTTGAACGCGGGCGCGAGCTGGGTAGCCGAGGTGCTGGCCGAGAAGTTCACCCCAGAGCGCTCCAGGCCGCCCACCAGGACGCGCACACGGCCCCGCTGGTAGTTCGCCAGGCTCACGCCCCACCGGGGGCTCCCAGAGGCAGGTACGCCCCGGTAGACAACCACCTGGCCGCCGTCGGCAACCGCACGCGCGACCGAGCCGGTGGGCTGGGTGCCCACCCCGGTGTAGTAGGCGTAGGCGCTGCCAGCCGGCGCGTGCCAGCGCTCGCCGGCCAGGCCGAAGTCGTTCGTCCTGGCCACGCCGGTCAGCCGGCTGGAAACGTCCACGGTGGTGTCAGCGCCGACCCGGACGGCCTGGAGCTGCCACGTGAACTTGACGACTTCGCCACCCCAGTTGGTCAGCGGGCCGGCGTCCGTGTCCGTGATGAGGTAGAAGCCGTTATGATCCGACTTGTCCGTAAACGTGATCGGGACGTAGCTCCCCAGAAGCCCCAGGATGTCCTCCTGGCGCTGGGCGACCTGGGCGACGTCCAGGGGTGGACTGGACTCCTCACCGTTCACGGTCAAGGTCCGGTCGCCCGTGCTGGCGTTGCGCGCGGCTGTCAGCGTGAAGCCCTCGCGGAGCGTGAGGCGACCAACCTGCATCGTCCCCCAGGTGGTGGCCATCAGGCGTACTCCCGTTCGTACTGGGCCAGCTCAGCGAACAGCCGGGCGACGATGCGGCGCGTGGCCAGCGGGTCGGAGAAGTCGATCACTCCTCGGATGTTCACGTGCAGGTTGTGGATCGTGACACCCCGGCCGCTGGGCTGGGCCATGACCGTGGCCTGGACGGCCGACCCGGCGACGGCCGGCGCCATGGCGTCGATCTTGGCCTGTTCGCGCGGCATCTGGCGCGCGATGCCCTGGGTGATGCCCGGGGGAATCCAGCGGCCGACCTGGTCAGCGGCCACCTTGGATGGCGACCCGATCCCCAGGGCGCTCTTAAGTCCGTTGATCACTTGCTGGGCCGCGTTCTTGGCCGCCGCGATGGCCGCGCCGACGGCCCCACGCATCCCTCGGGTGAGCCCGGACAGGATGTTGGAGCCGGCGCTGTAGAGCCAGGAGCCGGCGCCCGCGAACACGCTCTTGATCCGGCCGGGCACCCCGGCGATGGCCGCCCGGGCCCTACCCGGCAGGGCCTGCAACCGGCTCACCGTGCCCGACACCAGGGAGCTGGCACCGGCCGTAGCGCTGGAGCGCGCCCGGCTGAACGCCCCGGACATCGCGGACCACAGCGACGCCACGGCGTTCCGGGCCCGGCCGGGCAGGGCCGTGAAGAACCGGACAGCGTTGTCCACCGTGGTCCGGGTCCAGTTGGTGACGTTCGTCCGAACCGTGTTCCAGGCGCTGACCATCATCGACCACAGCCGGGACAGCGCGTGGCCGATCCGGCCGGGCAGGTCGATGTAGAACTTCAGCCAGGCCCCGATCATGTAACCGATGGCGAACAGGCCCTTGTTCGTGGTCTCGCCCAGCCAGTGCAGAACGATGCCGGGCAGGGTCGCCAGAAAGGCGCCGATCCGGCCGGGGAGCGCGCCCAGCCACCTGGTGGCCGTGTTGTAAAAGCCGACGATGGCCGCGCCGACACCCTGGAACCAGCCGAGCATCGCGTGATACCAGCCGGCCACGGTGGAGCCAACAGAGCTGAAAAACCCGGTAATGGCTCCCCAGGCCAGGGAAAGCCACCGGGGGATGTTGTCAGCCAGGTACTGAACGGCCTTGACGATGCCGATCACAGCGACCACGGCCAGGTTGGCTGCACCCATGATTCCCAGGAACACGTTCCGGGCCGCTTCATAGTGCGTGGCCAGCCAGAGAAACGCGGTTCCGAGCACCCGGGTCACGACGCCGAGATCGTGCATGAACAGGAGAAAAGACTCCATGATCTTCGGCCAATTCTTGGCCACGGCCAGAAGTGCTTCATTGATAAAAGCCCCGAGAGACATCAGAGGCTCCTCAAAACCGAGCGTCTGCCCTACCACTTGCATCAGCGCGGTAAGACCCGGCGTTATGTTCTGAATCATCCCGATAATTCCCCGGGTCAGAGGGATGATCGCGGGAGCCAGCGCCTTGAAAATGGCATTGATCGGGTTCCGGAGCTGGTGAAGGAATAGGTTAATCATCCCGAGGGACTTAACCATCGGCTCCAGGAAATGAGTCTTGGCCGCCCCACCGAACACGTTCTTGAACGTGTTACCGATGCGCTTGGCCGCCGCGACCAGTCGGGGCTCGTCCTTCAGCAGGAACGCACCGAGGCCGATGAACCCGAGGCCAATGCCGCTCCCGAACGCCACGGTCAGCGTGCTGGCGATGCCAGCGGCCAGCATGGTGCCGGCGCTCGCGGCCACCGAGGCGATGGCGGCCAGGCCCAGCGGGCTCTTGACGGCCCCCATCAGCCCCTCACCGACGGCGCTGGTCACCTTGGGAGTGAACAACACGCCGGCCGTGGCCTTGAACGCATCCCCCATGGCCGAGAGCATCGACCGGGCGCCGCGCCGGCCGCCCGAGTGGCCGCCTCTGTCGCCAGCGTCGGTGAACACGTCCTCGGTGGTGCGGGCGAACCGGCCCCGGGAGTCCCTGATCCGGCCGTCCGAGCCCCGGACGAACCCGTCGCCGGCCGTCTCTCCGGCGTGCTTGGCCGCTACCTCGGTGGCGTCCTCGTCGTACCGGGTCTCAACGTCGACATAGGCGTCTGCGATCTTGAAACCTTCGGCCATGCCGCCGTCCTCCTCTCACCCGATGTCGAACAGGTCACCGATCGGAAGCCCGTCCTTGTCCGCGCCCACCGTGCCGGCGCTTCCCAGCGGCACGTCGCGGCTCTCAGCGCCCCCTGGAGCGCCTGAAGTGACAGCTTGCTCGTCCGAGGCCAGCCGAGCAGCCATCACACCGCTGTAGGCCGGCGTGCGCCACGCCAGGGCCATGTACTCCGGCCCCGGGAGCGCCAGTGCTTGCGCCGGGCCCAAGCCGTAGGCGAACCGGAAGTCCGCCCACAGGTCGCGCTGGTGCCCCAGCACCCACATGACCTCTTGGGCCCGGCACGTCAATTTCCCTCGGCCTGGCCCAGCACGTGGTCACTGACGATGTCCGAAACGGCCTTGAGTTGGGCGGCCGTCGCCACGCGCTTCAGCGCGGCGTAGCCCTCCCGGCCGAACACCTCCTTCAGCATCCAGACGATCGCGGCCGGCTCGTTCTCGGCCATCCGCTCCAGGCCCTCCAGGGACAGCTCGGCCATGATCACCCGAGGCATCCCGTACACCTGGCCGTCGGCCGTGAACACGTCGATGGTGCCGCCGTCGACCGGCCCACCCAGCTCGATGATGGCCGGCTCCTGGGAGCTGACGCGCGGGCGGGGGGCCGGTCGACGGGTTGCGGTTGCCACTAGGGGTGCCTCCTGTTTCACGTGGAACGGACAGCGCGGGTTACGCCGTCTGGTCGACCACCCGGAAGGGTCGGATCGAGGAGCTGACGTAGTGCGCCCCGAACGTCACCTTGAACACCGTCTGGTCGTCTTTCTTGTACATCGGCTCGGTGCCCTCCAGGCTCAGCACCTTGCGCACGATGATCCGACGGTTCCAGCCCCCGGCGCTCGCGCCCGGCGCCCAGCCGTCGAACAGCAGGGCCTTGTACGTCGGCTGAGTGGCCGCGTTGGTGTTGCTCGGGTCGAACGTGGAGAACGCGGCCGAGGCCGTGATGGTGCTGGAGGGCTCGTTCAGCACCAGGGCCAGGTTCGCCAGGGTCGGTTCGGCCAGGTTGGTCTCCACCTTGACGTCCCGCTTGGACAGCCGGCGCCCGGGCACGTCCACCACCTGGTCCACGTCCAGGACGAAGTAGTCCTGGGTGATGGTGATCTTGACGCCGTCGTTCGTACCGCCGACGTCGCCCCAGGTGCTCGCGCTCGGGGTGGTGTTGACGGTGGAGTCGGCCGGCTCGGTGGCACCGAACGCGCCGCTGTAGAGAACCCCGGGACCAGCCGTGAGGTTGAGTGCTGTGACGGCCATGCCGTCCTCCTCGTGCTCGTAGGTGCCGCCCCACCGATTGTGGGCCGCTGGTCCGGGTGCCGGTCCGGGGGATCAGGGGGTGGAGCTGGGCGGGGGGTCGTCGGCCTTGGCGCGGCCCTCGCGCGAGATCAGGCCCTGGGCCTTCAGCTCCAGGTACTCCAGCTCACTGACGACCAGGCGCTTGTCGGGCTCCTGGGTGGTGTAGACGACGCGTGTCTTGTCGTCCGGGTTGGGCTCGGTCATCGCCAGTCCTTTCGCTGAAGCGGCCAGCGCGTGCCGGCCATGTCCGGGTGGTCTCGTAGCTGGAGCTTGGGCAGAACGGACTCGGTGACGTCCACCGTCTCTCGGTTGGGAAACAGGAACTCCAGTTCGGCCCGGTTGTCGTGCACGATCACAGCTCCCCCAAGCGTGAACACGTTGTTGTCCAGGGTCTTCAGCGCCCACCACGTCACGTCGCCACCCACCAGAACTCAAGGTCCAGGGTGTAGTGCGCGTAGCTGGAGACGTCGCCGGGCACCCGGTGTGGCTCGGATCGGAGCATGACCGTACGCACGAACGCACCGCTGTAGGCCGCTGGCAGGTCGACGGCGCGCGGGACGGCGCCGTGCGCGAGCACGGCCGCCCGAACCTGCTCCGCGAGCTGGGAAGCCAGGTTCCACGGGGGCTTGCCGCTGTTCGGCGCCGCACCCCAGCACCCGATCGACATCACCGGCCGGCGCCAGCCGGTCTCGCTGTCCGCGTCGCCTCCGGCCACGGTGGCCGTGACGAACCCGCTGGCGCTCCACGTGGAGTTGTCGGTGGGCAGGGACGTGGCCACCCGGGTGCCCAGGTAGGCGATGTCCTGGAGCCACGAGACGACCACCAGCTCGCTGTTCGGCAGGAGCGGCATCAGGTAGTCCTCGGCCGGCGCTTGGTGAACGCGGCCGGGCGCATGAACGGCTGTTCCGGCGTGCCCGGGTGGTGCACGACGGGCCCGAAGTACTGACCGGTCTCGGCGTTGTGGAGCGAGTAGGGGCCGTGCGCTCGGATCACGTGCGGGGCCGAACCGTATTCGGTCGGCGCCCAGTGATCGGTGCCCACCCAGACGCGGCCGGACGTCGGCGTGTTGATCGCGGTTCTGATGGTGGAGCGAAGCTCTCCGGTGTCGACCGGCACCCGGCGTCGCGCGTCCTGGGCGATGTCGTGAAGCATGTTGCGGTTCACCCGAGCTGCCAGGGCCTCCAGGTCCGCGATGCCGGCCGGGTTGATCACGACGCGCACAGAGGCGAGTGGCACGTGATCACCTGCCTTTTCGGCTCGGGCTCCTGGACCGGCTGGCCGTTGTCGGGCCGTTGGTGCTGGTCAAGCTCAGCGTACACGCGCAACGGCCCCAGCCGGGTCGAGACACCGACTGGGGCCGAAGTGCGGGGCCGGGCCTAGAGGCCGGGCAGGTGGACGAACGTGCGGGCCAGGGCCTCGGTGGCCGGGCTCCACTGGCCGCCCGAGCGGAACTCCACCTGGCCGTCCGGGTGGCGCCGGGCCTGCCGGAGCGCGTCACGGTCACGGCCGACTCGGATCGAGCCCAGCACGGTGTCGGAGGTGCACCCGGCGCAGGTGCGGTCCAGGCTGTGAATGGTGGTGTGTCGCGTCGTCGTCATGGGAAGACCTTAACATCATTCAGGTTCTGGGTCAAGCAACTCGCGCAACATGGCCTTGACCTCTACCAAGTCCTCCCGGACAGCCGAGTCGTCGGCGGCCTCCAGGGCACTCACGGCCGCGTAGACGTTCGCGAAAATGCTGGCCGCGATCACGAACAGCACGCTGTCACGCCACCACAGCCATGCCGGCACCGCGCTGGCCGCCCACACCAGGGCGATGCCGCCATGGACCAGTGCGCGCCGGCTCAGAGGGCGGCCACCGTGATGTCGCGGAACTGAGCCACGGTGGAGGAGCTACCAGAGGCTAGCCCGAAGTACCCGCCCCGATTCGCTGTGTTGTTCGCCGTGACGGCCGTCGGCCCGACGTCGGTACGCCGAACGATGACCTGGGTAGGGGTGACGTCGATCTGAAAGATCATCCAGGCGCCCGAGGCCGGCGCCGAGGTGGACGCGCTCCCGAGCGACGTGCCGGTGGACACGCCGGCCGTGTGGGTGAACAGCTCCAAGCTCCCCGAGCCCCGGAACACGAAGTGATACCCGTTCTTGTTCGTGGTGGCTTGGTGCGCGTACGGCTCGTCGCTGGTGTGGCCGAAATACACGTCCGAGTGCTCGGTGGAGATCGGCAACGTGTTCCAACGCATCCCGAACGAGATTCGGTACCCGTTGGCCGATGCTCCCGGGTCCGGCACCGGGCACATGGAGGCCATGGACAGGGTGGCTGTGGTGCCCTGGGCGAGAGTCACCACCCCGTTCGCGGCGTCGATCGTCACCAGCTTGTTCGACGCGCCCTCGTACTCCCCCGCCCGGCGTACTCCGCCACTGAAGCCGTCCACCGTGAACTGGGCCAGGTCGTCGCCCAAGAACAGCGGCGCCGTCCCCATGAACGCGTTGACCCCCAGCGCCTTCAGCCGGTCACGCTCGGACCTCAACCGCACCACGAACCCGATTACGGTCACGCCGAGCGCGGCGGCCTGGGTGCAGGTGTAGGCGATGTTCGCGTCCGTGTCGGCCACGTCCACGCCGATGGCGTCGTTCGGCCCCGTGAGGGTCGCCAGAACGGTGTCAATCAGGCTGTGGGAATCGCCCGAGGTCATGTACACCCAGAGGGGCAACCCGGCCGCCCGGGCATTCACAGCGTGGCTCGGGAGCGACCCGTTGGCGTTGCGGCTGAACTTCCAGACCACCCAGTTGCCAGGACTCTGAAAGCCCGTCACGGCCCGAAGCGTCCGGGTAGCGTCCGCCTTGGGCTCCAGGAACACCACCCCGTGGTTCTCCCAGCGGCGCAACTCGTTCCCCACCATCGGCACCCGCTGAGAGGCCGCCCAGCCCGGACCCAGCGCCGTCGCGCCAATATCGATGATGGCCGATCCCGAAATCTGACCCAGCGAGAAATCGGCCACATTGCCGCTGGCCGACGTCGTCCGGTCCACCGTGGTGTCGTGCATGACGATCACGTGGCCGTCCACGGTGATCTGCGCCGACATTTCAACGGCGGCCTGGGACTCCAGCGCACTCTGAGAGCCGATTTCGCTATTCTCCGGATACTGGTCCGCTCCTCCGAGCCGGTGGCCAATTACCCGGTAGGTGCCCGCAGCCGGCGCCGTGTAGAACGCGGCCACCAGGTCCGGGTAACTCGCGCTCGCGGCCAGGGTGTGCGCGTCCGCGATCCCCTGCTGAATGTGCTGGTCCCGAGCAGAGTCGTACGGTGTCACACCGTCGGTGGACGGGAGAATGGTGTACGTCACTGTTCAGCCAATCACGAAAGGGATGGTGAGCGCGCCCACAGCGGCGTAGGTCTGGGCCGGGTCGGTGCTGTTCTGGACGCGCTCCAGCTCCAGCTTGGTGCTGTTCGGGAAGAACGGGTTGGCCAGCCGGGAAACGGCCGTCACGATGTAGGTGGCCCCGGTGATCTCGTCCCTGAAGCGGTCGCCGGTCTTGACGTTCAGACTCGGAGAGCACCGACCAAGCGCGCGCACCACGGTCTGGGCCCGGTCGTCGGCCGCCCGGGTGGTCGCCCGACTCTGCTCCAGAATCCACATCAGGAGCCCGGTGCCAATCGCGACGTCGGTGTCCGTCACGTCCCCGAACGCGTTGGCCCCGGTCCCACGGAGCTGGGTGTACGTCCCGGTAGCCAGGCCCAGACTCATGCTCCGCGCCGGCCCCGGACAGCGTGCTTGCGTGCCGGTAGGCGCCGGTAGCGAACGATCTTGCCCCCGGCCGTCTCGTGAGCCTTTTTCCGGGCGTACCGGCGCAACCGGGGGTTGGCGAAGAACAGGCGCCACTGGGCCTTGCTCTTAAAACCGCTCATATCGGCATGTCCTCCCAACCCGAGCTGAACTGGTCGCCCTCCTCGGTCAGGAAGAACGCGGCCCCACCGAGCCCTGTCGGCACGCTGATGGGCTCCACGGCGTCCGTGCGCGCGCCCTTGGACGAGAGGTTCCGCAGTGCCCGGGCGGCCAGCGGCGCCAGGTACTTGGACCACTGGGCGCGCGACTGAACGCTCAGCCCGTCCTGGGACATGCTCTCGAACTCGTTCCGGGTCTCCATCCCGGGCTGTCCGGCCAGCCATCGGGCCTGCCAGCAGATTGCATGCTGCACCCAGTTGATGTCGCGGACCGACATCCCGCCTGAGGCCGAGGCCGAACGGTTCGCGACGATCGTCACGATGCTGTCGGCCATGGCGATGTTGGCCGCCGTCGCGCTCGCACCGGTCACGTTGGTGACGTCGGTCGGCGTGACGCCCCACGAGACCACGGTGACGGCCACGGCCAACTCCTCTCAGGTGGTCCCGGACGACCGGCAGGAGGCACCCCTGGAGTCCGGCCGTCCGGGAGTCCTACTCGGCCGGCTGGCCGACGTTCAGGTGACCGGTCGGGTGCACCACGCGCTCGGCCAGCGTCGTGCCGCCCAGGTCGCCCAGGGCCGCGCTCGGGGTGTACGTGCGCGCGGCCTCGGCCGGGTCCTGGATGGACGCCGGCACGACGGGCACGGCGTAGACCAGGTCCACGGTGTCCGCGTCGTCGTTGTCGGCACCCAGCACCTGGTCCAACTCGGCCTCACCGGTCGGGTGCAGGCCGTTGCCGAGTGCGAACTGGAGCGTGGCCACCTTGTTCGCGGAGTGCATGTTGGCCATCGACCCGTCCTCGTCGGACCAGTCCGAGGCCGCCTCGGCGCCGGGCACGTTGCGCGCGACGCGCGGCTTGCCGACGTGGAAGACCCACCGAAACCGGCCGTCCGCCGGCCACCGGTCGCCACCGGGCGTACGCCGCTGGACGATCTTCTCTGTGCTCAGGTCCACCTCGTCCGGGCCCTGGGCACCGGGCCGGGGGTCCACCAGCTCCACGTTGTCCCGCGCGCCAGGGCGCTCCTTGGCCGCCTGGGCGGCTTCGGCCGCACGGGGCTTGGTGTCCTTGCTCGTCGCCACGTTCGGGCTCCTCTCTGGGGCTTCCAGCGTGCCCCGGCCGGCGCCTGGGGTCGAGTCAGGACGCCGGCCGGGTAGTCGCGCTGGGCTCAGCCGGTCTTCTCGGCGATGGCGAACGCGTTCTCCGTACCGAGGACGAACCCCCGGCGCATGGCCGCCTTCATCAGCGCCTCGTCCGTGAGGAACCCGACCCCGTTCGCCGCGCGCTGGATGGCGAACCCGGGGTTGGACGTCGCGATCTGGGCCGACAGGTTGGCCATGCCCTTGATCAGGAACTCGCGGTTGCCGATGACCAGGAGCGGGTTGCCGGTCGGGCCGCTGGTGTTGGTGCCGCTGACGCGCGCACCCATCGACCAGGTGATCGGGAACCCGAACAGGGTGGCCGTCGGCTTGCCCTGGTCGGTGCTCTCGTGGAAGATCGGCCGTCCCTGGGTGTCGACCACGTTCCGCAGTGCCTGCTTCCAGAACGGGGAGGCGATGACGATCGTCCCACCCTCGTCATAGAAGTCGCCCTGCTCGTAGATCGCCAGCACGTTGGACAGCGAGATGTAGCCGGCCGCCCCGGACGCCGTGGTGGAGAAGTTGATCGCCCGGTAGTTCGCGTCCGCCGTGTAGGCGAACGCGCCCGAGGCCGCGTTGGTGGTGCGCAGTGCCTTGTACACCGAGGTGTACAGGATCGTGGTCCCGTTCTCCGTGCCCGAGGTGCCCAGGGTCGCGTTGTCGAAGAACTTGGCCATGTTGCGGGCCGCGCCGACGCGCTTGGTCGCCAGGACGTCGACCGACGTGTCGGTCAGATCCTCCTCGGCCACGCGGAGCACACCACCGGCCTTGCGCGCGGTGAGCTGGACGTAGTCGTTGACGCCGGCCGTCTCGGTGTACGAGGAGCCCTTGGCCACCGAGCTGATCGCGAACTCACCGGAGCGCGGCACCTGCTTGGTGTCGGTGGCCATGCGCTCCGGGCGCGCCAGCGCCTCCGTGGCCGAGTTGGTCATCAGGGCCTGGATGGCGACGTCACCGGTCTCGACGGCGATCCAGCCAGTACCGAAAGTCTCGCGTGCCACTGTGGGGCCTCCTTGGGGCTCGGCACGATGAACGTTCTGTCATCGCCCGGCCGTCCGGCCCAGGCTGTGCCGCGCCCGAGTGGCCGTCCGGCCACGGGTGATACGGCGTTCAGCTCCTACCGTAGCACCCGTGACCAGGGGTGAATCTACTTGCCGCGCCCGACGCTGAAGCCTGCCGCCCGTAGAAGCTCGCGCGATGTCCGGGCCGTCGGGTTGTCGCTCGGCGCACCGACGCGCGTCGGGGCTGTGCGGACCTTGGGGATCGGCTTGCGCGTGCTGGGGCCGGCCGCCGCGCGCTCGAACATCGCAGGGAACTGCTCCCGCAAGCCCTCCACCAGCTCGTCCAGCTCGTCCTCGTCCACCTCGCCGTCCTCGTCCACTTCCAGCCCGGACAGGTCCAGGAGCTTGATCGCGGTCTTGGCCGCCGCACGTGGCATCCCAGCATCGGTGAGCGCGGCGATACCGGCCTGACGCTTCACGCGCCGGTCTGGGTCGGCGGCCGGCGCGGCCGGCTCCTTGCCGTCGTCGTCCTCCACGTTGCCGGCCGCGTCGCGCTTGACGGTCTTCCCTTGGGCCTTCAGGAGCCGGGTGATCCGGTCCTCCTGGCGCTGGGCCTTGCGCTTCAGCTTGGCGTAGTCCTCCGCCGTCGGCGCCGGGGTGTCGGCCGGGGGGTTGGCGTCCACACCGTCGTCATCCCCGGCATCGGTGTCCAGCTCGTCGCCCTCGTCGGCGTCGTCGTCACCACCCAGGTCGCCCAACTCGTCCAGGCCCTCCTGGCCCGGGTCCAGCTCTCCAGCCATGGTCGTGCCTCCCTCTCAGCGCGTCCGCGCTGTCCGGCGCGCACGGTCCCGTGCGCGCTCTCTGATGACGGCCCGCGCGCTCGCGCTGTCGGGCCTGAATCGGAACTGGCTGTCCCGAAGGTTGCGGCGCGCCCGGTCCAGCACCGAGCGCGGCAGGAGCGCGGCGCCGTCCGGCACTCCCGGGGTGCGTGAGACCAGCCGGTCGACGGCCCGGAAGCGCGCCGGGGTGCTGGCGTAGTCGCTCAGGCCCCGGGCGACCGAGCGCGCGGCCTCGCGCGCCAACCCGATGTCCAGCTCGCCGGGACGTAGCGACGTCGTGTCGAGCTGGCATCGGCAGTTGGGGTGCAGGGGCGGGCCGACCAGCGGCCCGTGCGGCCGTAGCGGATGGTCCCCGTAGCTGAGCCCGGCAGGGAACAGGGCACGCGGTGCGACGACGCGTCCGGAGTAGGCCAGGCAGTTGAGGCACGCGTTGCGCTCGGCCACCCAGACCAGCGACAGGCCCAGCTCCTCGGCCGCGACGTGCTTGGACAGCGTCACGCCCCGATGGACCACCCACCCGGCATCGGTCTCTGCCCCGGTCACGGCCCGGCGCGCTGTGGCCAGCACGGCGGCCACGTCCTCGGGCCGGTCCATCGGGAGCTGGTGGGCCAGCTCGCGCGCCTTGTCCAGCCGGCGCCGGGCGCGCACGTCGGCGTTCATCACGACGTCCGCCAGGGTGCCGTCCGGGCGCGCCGGGTGGTCGCCCCGGGCATGACCAAGCACTTGCCGTCGCCCGAGCCTCCAGGCCAGGTTCAGGGCCTGGAGGAGCTGGGCGCCGACGGCAGGGCTCACGGCGGCCAGCACGCGGTCCACCAGCTCCACCAGCGCGGCGCCGGTCTTGCCGCTGGCACGCGCCGCGAGAAGGATGGTCGTGGCCGCCGTGAGCTGGGCGCGTAGGTCCGCGCTGGCCGCCCGGGCCTGCCGACTCTCCAGGGAGACAGCCGCGCGCTCGTTCTGCTCCTGGCGTTCGGTGGGCATGTTTACAGCGCCGGCCGGATCACCAGGAGCCCAAGCATCACTTCCAGGATCCACGGGTAGCTCGGGGGCCCGGCCGCACGGTGCCGGCGCCGGGTCTTAGTCGCCTGCTCCTTGTAAGTGCTGTAGAGACGCCCAGCCCCCTGGTTGATGCTGTGGCGTGCGCCACGCACTCGGTGCTGGGCCTCCACCAGCCGGCTCACGGTGTGCCGCCCGGTGCCGGGGGCTTGCCGGGCTTGGGTGGCTCGGCCGCCTTGGCGCCGGCCAGCTCGATCATCTGGTCCTTCATCTGCTGCTCCTGAGCCTCTCGCTCGGCGCGCCACTCTTCGGCCTGCTCGGCCGTGTAGCCGGCCTCCTCCAGGGTCACGTCCACCGGCACGCCGGCCTCCTGCTGGGTCAACTTGGTCTGCCAGTCCTCCAGGGACGTCGCGCGCTCCACGGGCTCCCACTGGGCGCTCAGCGTGCCCGGGCGCACCTTGATCCCCAAGAGCCCGAGCCCGAACGTCCACTCCTCGCGGACGGCGCCGCGCTGGAGCGTCTGGAGGCGCTGGACGGCCGCGATCAGCGGCGCCTCGGCCTTGGTGAATGCCGCGCCGCTCGGCGCCGCACCCATCGGCGTCTCCTCGGGGTAGAAGTGGTGCGCCGGGGTGTCGGTGAGCGTCGCCATGATCTTGATATAGATCACAGCCGGGCCCAGGAAAATGTCCGGGTCGGCCGCGTCGAACTGGCCGACTTCCTTGGTACCCGGGAAGGTCTGGATGGTCCCGGGCCCTGTGCGCAGAGAGGTGTTGGTGCCGCCCTGGGCCTTGACTCCCGACGGCCCGAACACGGGCGCGTCCTCGTCGTCCAGCCACTGCGGGTCGTCGCTGTTCTGGTCCAGCTCGGCGTCCGGGTCCAGGAGTCGCCAGCGGTGCGGCCAGCCCTGGGAGTCCGAGGTGTCGAGTTGGGTGCACAGCATCTTGGTCAGCGCGTTCTGGGCGCCGTATCCCAGCTCGTGCACCGGGCGGCCGTAGGGCATCCCGGTCCGGTGGTGGAAGAACGGGATCTCTCCGGTCGGGTTCTCCTCGACCGGGGGCCGCACCTCGGCGCCGCTCGGGTCCTCTTCCACGAACTCGGCCCAGCCGGCCTCGGTGTCAAGCTGGCCGTCCTTCACCGACACCCAGTGCTCGATCGTGTCCGCATACCACAGATCCACGCGCCAGACTCGGCTTCCGTCTTCCTCGCCGGAATCGATCTGCCAGCGATTGATAAGCACCCGCTTACGCCGCTCGTTCTCCGAGTCGTACAGCATCCGGGTGTGCTTGGGGTCATGGACCGTGAATTCCAGCCCGGACGCCACCAACTCATCGTCGGCCGGGCTTCCGCCCTCCAGCTCCTCGGCCGCATCGTCCTCGATCGGCCACACCATCAGGTATGCGTCACCGAATGTGAAGGTCTTCCAGAACAGCTCGGGGTACCAGACATCCAGGTCGTTCGCATCCCAGATTTCCGTGATCCGGTTGGTCACCGAATCGTTCTGACCTTTCACGGCCACGAGCTTGCACCGGTTCACCCGGGCCTTGACCGGTACCGAGATCAGCGGGAAACGGTAGTGCCGAGACGCCTTGGCCAGCTTCTGGGCCACCTCGCCCGAGCTGGCGAACACCTCGTCCACCGAGCCGGTGGCGTACTCCTCGGCCTCCACGTAGCCGGGCATCGCGGCCTCCAACTCACCCCAGGCTTCCAGCAGGTCAACGATCACGACGCCACTCCCAGATAGCTCTCGGAGCTGGGTGCCGTGCTGATGCGCCGGCCCTTGCCCAGCAGGTGCTGAACGCCGATCACGGCGGCGTCCACCACGTCATCGTACGCATGGCGAGGGAAGCCGACGGCCTGCTCCTCCAGCGCGGCGTGCCGCGTGCTGTGCCACACCCGGTGGCGCTGCCAGTGCTCCAGCGCCGTGGCGAACCGGACGTCCTTGGACTCGGTGGAGTTGACCGTGACCACCCGGACGTTGGGGATGCCCGCGAACACGTCCTTCCAGAGGTCACCACCCTGGTTGGTCTCCACCACGATGGTGGTCACGTACGGGTGCTCGGCCAGGAGCTGCACCGCATGGTCTTTCAGGTGCTGGCCGGTGAGGCGCACGCCAGCCGAGTAGCGGATGAGCGCGCCGGCCGCCGCGATCAGGTGGCCCTTGGGCTCCTCGCGGGTGGGCTTGCGTCGCAGCTCCGGGAGCTTGCCGACGATGGCCAGTCCCGTGAAGTCGCTGGTCTTGCGAGACGTGACGGCCGGGTCC